TTCAGGTTCTGAAGTTCGGCTAGTTTGAAAGAACCAATCAAAGTTCTTTTGAAAGATTCCATAACCTGGCGCGAACTCATTAAGAATCACGTTCAGCCTGGACTTTGTTGTTACTGATTGCCAGCCACAATCGCTGAGAGTTAATCGACCCAAACTAGGATCGATTTTGCAGATTAAATTGTCATGCAAGCGAACTTCAATGGTCCGCTCATATCCTGGCGTGTGCGCTATGCCTTGGTGCGTCTGGAGAACCGACATGTTGCCAGATCTCCAGAACTGGCCCGAGAAGTCAGCACGTCCGAGAAGGTCTCGGACTGCTGAAACTGTTTGGCGTTCAATTTTTCTCATAATGTCGCTAGCAATTGTTCGTAGATTTCACGTCCATTCTCTGTTAAACCTTCAGGGCCAGACAGTAATGGACTGGGACGGAATTGTATCCGCTCAAATTGAGCGAACTTGCTATAAAGCTTGGACCCCATGCCGCCATGCCAAAGCATGGCGAACACGTAATGGGCCTCGCAAATGTCGAAACGGTCGAAATACATTATTCTTTCTCGTAACAGTCGAACCATTCACCCTCTTTACGGGTTGATGGGTCTTTGCAGTGTGCCTGAGCTGCCTCAAGACTTAAGCCTTGGAACATAACTCGATTGGCTTTGTTTAGGTGTGGTGCGTACCACCGAACGATGCAATAAGTCACGGGATAAAAAGATCAAAGGGAGAACGGGTTACAGAATCGGAGCCGGTAGGCTCCAACCTGTAGCAATAGTCAGGGCGCAACCGCTGGAGCTTCGCTAGGAAGACCTCAGCGGCTGCTCTGCTTTTGGGGCGTCCGACTGTCAACCAGCCGAGACCGTCAGAGGCGGGAGAACCCCGCCAGACCTGAACGGTTGTCACGCTGCAGACTCCTTAGCCTTGCGGTCCTGACGTTCTTTGATGGCGTCAGCAACGGTGCTTGTCAGCTGTTGCAGCCACTCATCCACAATTGAATTGTCTTGAGAGCTGTAACGAAAGCTTGAGATATAGCCACGGATGGCGTCTCTCAGTTCTTCCTGACTCACGTTTGTGAACGTTACCGCGTCAGTTTCGTCCTTGATTGTCAAGTTGTTGCCCCAGGTGCTGAGGTCAACCCGGCAGCCTTTAGCGTCGAATGAACGCGTTGTTTGAAGTTGCATGATGTTGGAACGTTTAGGGGATTGAAGGTTGAAACCTTCTGACTGCCCCGCAGGGCAGAGAGAAGGCTTCAGAGATAACGGCGATCGATGCAAGCGTAGGCAGTGCCTACAAATGAATCTTCTGAGTAACTCACCAGCTGGTGAGTCCCTGCCGCTTCTTTAGCCTTGCAACGCTCAATGGCTCGTTCGTTCATCAGTGCCTGTACCGGAGCGACCATGGCGAAACCAAGAACGCTCCCGATCAGGACTGCTGAGAATGGCTTGTGCATGATTCAGAAGGGATTGAAAGGGTTGGGCTTTTTGTCTCTGCTGATAGTGAGCCCGCAAGGGTGCGGACGGCGGCCACGGCTTGCCAGCTGAGACCGGAAGGACCCGGCAGGCCGCCGTAATGGAGCTTTTAACTATCAGCAATGCTCGCTAGTCCTGGGTTTCCAGGCGTGAACATCTTTAGATTTTCGAGGTGCGACCAGAGTTTTTCTCCTCTGGCTTGTGTCTATTGTAGAGCGTTCCCCTAGTATTTAAGAGCATCAAAGCTACAAAGTCGTGTAGCTTTTTACACTAGGCAATTCTACCTACAGTAGTACAAAAGTAGTACAGTTCAGAACCTTCTGAACATTTGATACATAGAACAGGTGTACTACTATTCTCAATAAACGGCTGCTTATTGATTCTCAACAAAGGGGGCGGTACTGCGAACTGTGTGTAGCATATGCTACGGCGCCGCAACTTAAACATATATCCGCCAACTAGCACTCGTGTACTAAAAAAGCCCCTAGCTGTCAGGCCGGGGGCAGGGGTCAGAAAAATACGCTTGTACTAATCGGCTTTATCTTCAATTTTGATGGTCAGATCAGGCGCTTGGATATTGACCACTTCAGTGGACTCACCAATGACCCGTCCAATGGAGTCCAAAACCTGGCTTGCAGTCTGCAACTGACCTTTCTTCAGGGCTTGATGAAACAACTTGGTCCGCATGTGCTGCAGTCTTGCCAGCATATTTTCGCGATCAGCCTGCCAATCCTCATCAACCAGTTCTTTTACCTCACGCCAATCGCGCCAAGCAGTAGCAATTCCAACTTGCTCCTTTTCTGCATGGTCATAAACCAACGCCCTAGCTGACAACCCATCCAACTGCCTTCGATACAACCTTCTCACTCTGTCTTCTTTGGCTTGCGTGGTGCGGGCTTCGTTGTCCACGTATGTTCGACCGTTTTTTCGATAATAACCGCCCACAAGCCCTATTTGCACGGGGGTAGGGGTTGAAAACCTCTGTATTGTGATAAGCATGAGCCAAAAATCCGCACCAATAGAACTTCGCTGGGCGCAAGGCGAAGTATTTTCTTGCGATAAACGTTTTCGAGTCCTTGTCGCAGGTCGCCGTTTCGGCAAGTCCTACCTCGCTTGCGTTGAATTGCTGCGTGGAGCGATCAATCGTCCAGGCGAGACCTTTTTTTACTGTGCTCCGACGTACCGAATGGCCAAGGACATCGCTTGGCGCGTCTTAAAAAAGCTTGTTCCGAAGGTTTGGATCCACTCTAAAAACGAGACTGACCTTCGCATTGAACTAATCAACGGTTCCACCATCGAATTAAAGGGAACCGAGAACGCAATGGCGCTACGTGGCCGCAGTTTGAGCGGTGTAGTCCTTGACGAAGCGGCCTTCATGGATTCGGACGTATGGTTTGAAGTAATTCGACCTGCTTTAGCGGAT